AGCAATAGACTCTGCCCACTTGTCTACATTGTTGTAGATAGCACCAGACTCAGGGTTGCCAGACAACTCTAGGATTAGATCCTTGATTTCTTTTTTGCTTGCCATGTTATGCCTTCTTCTTTAGGTAGTTTAGTTTGGTCTTCTTTAGGTCTAGCCAAGCCTGTGAGTCAAAGTCCTCACCTTGTTGCTCGGCTTGCTCAGGGCTAAGTGTGTCAATCACCTTAGACAACAAGCTCTTTTGCTCTTGGCTAATCTCTTCTCCGCCTTCTACTTTGAGAAGTGCGTCTGCTAGTTGATCAGGGTCAACATCTGCTCGCTTGGCAATCTTGTCGAGTCCTCTAACTACAGCAGTTCCAGCGGTTGCCGAGTATGCAGGGAAGCTAACTAGGCTTGCCTCAAACAGTCTTACGCTCTCTAGGGTGCGCTCTGTGCCTCGGCTGTTCCAGCTATCCTCGTTCACCGAGAATCCGAAGCTGAATGAGTCGATGTCTCCACGCTTTACCAAGTAAGCGATGTCTCTACCGAGGTTAGTGTCAGGTAGCTCGGCAGTTACCCTCAAGCCCTTTTCATCTTCTCTAAGCTGTAGTGTCCCTGCTCTAGTTGAGCCGAGGACTGCGCTTGTGTCATGATTCCAAAGTAGCTTGATGTCGTTGCGAGCCTTTAGTGTCTGGCTGAAAGCTCCAGGTGCGATTGTCTCAGTAAAGCCACCGAGGTTCTCTGACCGAGAGTTGAACACAGCAGCGTAGCCTTCTAAGGTCATCCCATCTTCTGACCTGACCTCTAGGTCGCTAACCATAACTCTTTGCTCAAACTTACTCAACGCTTCTCCTCTGGCTCTGCCTTCGTTTTCTTCTTCAATTCTACTAACGACTCCGTCAGCGTAATCCATAGCTCTTTGAGCTGACCTCTTAGTAGTGCCACCGCCCCAGAGAGCCATCGCCACAACTCCAGGGCTAGGGAAGTTATCGCTATCAGGGTTAGCGTCAGGAGAATCGAGGTCATCCATATGACGAGCAATCCAAGCCCTAGTGCGTACCCATTTATCCGCTGTGACATTGCCTTCGGCCATTGCCCTAGCTTCCCTGACTGTGCGATCAACCAAGCCATCACCGGCAAGTCCTTCTTCATACCACTCAAGTCCTCGTCTTGCACTAGCTCTCATGTAAGCAGGTGCGCTTAGGTCAACCTGTCGTTCTTCGCTTGCATAGCTTTCGCCTGTGCCTGTCAGTTCTTCATAGCGCCCATGTGTTGAGCAAGGCATATAAATGGTCTGCCCATTGTCATCCATCGTGTGAGTACCCTCACAGCCAAGCTCTTCGGCTCTGTCTAAGGCTTCTGCCTCGGTAGTGAACCTGTCACCTGATAGGGCTGCTCTATCCTCGTCTAAGTCGTCAATCTTGGTTAGAGTGGAGAATCTGTGTCCAACGAGGGTTTCGGTTGCGTTCCAACCTTCTTCGCCTTCTTGGTAGATCCTGATGAGGGCTGCTGGGTCGTCTTCTTCTCCGTTGATGGTGAAGCTTGAGTCTGGGACATTAATTGTTCCGTCTCGCTCGATTCGCTCAATTCTTCCTTGGGCTGTTCCGCCTCCGCTTTCCCATCGGACAAAGTCTCCGACTTCGAGTTCATCGGGTTCCGCCCTGTCTTGTCTCTCGTAAGTGCCACCTGGTTCTATTCCTTCCGCTTGGGATACCGCAACCATTTGAGCGATTGCGGAGTCCTCGGTGTCATGGCAGGCAATTACCTCACCATCTTCTTTTACAACTGCCCAGTTAGGACATTCGTTTGATTCGTTGTCAATGAAATATGGCATTAGTCCCTCTTCGTTACTACTAGCACTCCGACCTCTAGCCCATCGGGGTCAGATACCGCCCAAAGGTCATCACCTGGTCTTAGCTCAATACTAAAGTCATCGCCTGGATCAATGTGGATTGAGTTAGTTGTTGTGACAGTTGATGGCCCAATAAATACATAAGCATTAGAACTCTTAGTCATATTGTGCAACCGAACATCTTGAGGCATGTTGTCAGGTGCAACAATTTGAATCGCTGTTGTGTCTGACAGCGTGAACACTGCGCTAGTTACCGGCATCGTCATCCACCTCATACAAGCTAGTCGGATCATTAGGGTCAAGTTGGGATAAGGGCTGCAACTGTGTGCTTGGGATTCCGCTGTGTGAGATGTCCAAACCTAAGAACTCGGCAACGCTGTCTGGGTCATAACCACTCAAGACTAGGCGCTGTGCGATTCTTGCTCTTTCACCTGTTCCGCTTAGTCCAGCGTTTTCAACATTGACATTAGCCAAAGGTAGGCGAACAGTATTTGCGTTGTCATCGTCAATCGGGCGCAAGCCTTCTAGTCTGCGAATATCGTTGACCGAGTAGAAACCTGACTGCAACCCAGTCGAGTAACCGCTTAGCCTAGTCTCGAAATCAGCCCTCAATAGTCCGTCTAGGGTGAAAGCTACATAAGCGTTCTCTCCGCCCTCTGTGCGAGCCATCAAGGGGCTTAGAGCGCCCTCTATTTTCTCCACTAGCGGTCTGATGCAGAACTTGACAAAGTTCAGTGACTGTTGCTCCTGTGATGCAAAGGTTGATGTTCCTGGCACTAGGAAGCTAAAGGGGATGTTGAATACTCGAGCGATTGACTCAATCTCTAGCCTTCTGGCTTCTAGGCTCTGAGTCTTGTCTGGATCTACTGAGGTCTGGACATACTTAGCTCCACCTGATAGCACTCCAGTCTTGTGTGACTTGTTGCCTCGGTTAGCGTGCTTAGCGTCAAAGCCTCTAGCTAGGTTCTCGGCTTGCTCGGCGGTGAGGTTGCCTGGGAACTCAATGATTCCTGCTGTGCTTGCTCCGTTACCGAAGAAGCGCTGTGCATACTCGTCTAGTGCAGCGTGTAGTCCAAAGCTCTGCTTTAGTGTCTCGGTGCGTGATACGCCTTTGATTTGACCAGGGCGAACTACATCTCTGATGTGGACTATTTCCTCGGTTGTGTAAATCTTCTCTTCGCCATAGACCTCATACATAACATTGCCGATTCCGTTGCGCTTGGCTTCGACTGTTGTGGGATTCAAGACAGTTAGGTTCGCGACCTCTCCGCTTCGGCGGTTTGCGGTTACCTTGATGTAGGCGTTTCCGTCAATTAGTAGTGAGGTGACAATCGAGCTGTAAAAGCCTGCCTTGTCTGGGAAGTCAATGTCAGGGCGTTGCACCCAAGTCGGTGTAGGTCTGAAAGGTATCTGCGCTCCATCCCTGCGAACATATGCCGAGATTGGGAGAGTTGAAACTGTGTTAGCGATTAGAGAGATAGCACTAAATACTGTGTTGATCTGTAGGACTGTGTCCTCGTTGATGAGCGTTCCTGAGCGTGTGCCTAGCTCAAAGTCAACTCCACCGGCTCCCCAAATGGTCTGAAAGCTTATAGCCCTGTCCTCAGAGCCTCCAAAAAAATCAGCGAGCATTCTTCTCCAATGTAATTCCGAAGGCAACTGCGAACAGTCCGCCTATAATAATTCCTGCTGGGAGGTAGATTATCCCTGCTCCCACTGCTATGGCAGTCGCTCCGATTGCCTGTAATGCTGTAGCCATGTTCCGCCTATACAAAAAATTCTGGCACTATCTGCTCTTCAATCCTACCAGTGGCTCGGTCATATGCCATAAGCAGAGCGATGGCGAGGTCAATCTTTAGCTTAGGGTTGCGATAGTCCTTAGTTATCCTTGCGCCTCGGTTGTTGTCTATCTTGAGAACACAGTTGTCTAAGTGCCTAGCTAGAGCTGCATCTCCGTCATGTTTGAGCTTTCCGTTCATGATTGCCTCATAGAGCTTTGAGGTTGCTGGGACTGTTCTCTGTATGCTGTTGCGATATTCAACTACAGGGATTCCATAGTCATTCCACTGATACATCTCATCCTCCCAGTAGGCAGGGTCACAAGCCATCTCTCGACAGTTAGGGTGTTCGTCAAAGAAGTCCATTACTGTCTTAGTCACAGCGCCCTTGTCAACT